GGAATTCCAACATTAAAAACGACTGATTCTTTAACAGATTCTTCATCAGTTGCGCTTACATCACCATCAGGTATCCCATATGGAACAGAATCATCTAGAAGATTAGCATTTGTTTCAGGAACTGTTGAGACATTACCTCTTGCAGGCGCAATTGTTCCACCTCTTCCGTTTAGAGTAAAAGTAACAAGAGGCGCTACTACGACATCAGGCTTTCTTGGTTTGCCAGGCGATAATGAAAGAATTGATGCAAGATTTTATTGGGGAGTTTCAACAATAAGAATCCCAGTAAGCTCAAGCACAGATTCTTCAGGAATATCAAATGCAATATTGAAACCAAATGAAGGCTCAGACTTTAATGAAATCATTAATGCTTACTCTAAGTTTTCTGGAATTACAAATTTGGATGCATTGGTCACAGGATCAGCAGCAGATGAATTTAATAGCAATAAATTCACATTGGCAAAAGTTGCGACTTCACAAACAGGAGCAGGACTTCAAAATATTTTTGCTTCAACTGTTTTCACAGGATCTGCTGAACAAATCATGTTAGAAGCTGCATACATTAGAAACGGAATTCCTAATACAAGTGATTATACAATTTCACCAAATGGTGAATCTTTAACAAATAGATACACATTTGCATCATTGATATCAACATCTTCAATCTTGTTTAACAGATTTACACCATATGCAAAATTCACAAATATTTTCTATGGTGGATTTGATGGTCTTGATATTACAGACAAAGATAGATTCTATTTCAGAGATAAATCACTTTCTTCTGAAGCAGGAGGAAAATCAAATAGTTCATATCTTGGACCTCTAAATTATTCAATCGGCTCAGGAAGAATGAATAACAACGTTGCATCATTAAATTCTGCAATCGGCGTTATGACTGATCCTTTTGCAACAAACGTTAATCTTTTGGCAATTCCAGGTGTAAGAGAACCATTCGTTACTGATACAGCACTTCAAGGTGCAAGAGCTAACGGTAAAATGTTATATGTTATGGATCTTGTTAAATATGACAGCAATGGAAACAGATTATATGATGATTCTATAACAAGACCTGATCCTGGAAAGATTTCTGAAAAAATGGATTCTAGAGCAACAGATAACAATTATGGAACAACATTTTTTCCTGACGTAAACATATTCGACGATGTTAACAATCGTGTTGTTAAAGTACCATCATCAGTTGCAGGCTACGGTGTTCTTGGCTATAATGATAAAATCAAATATCCTTGGTTTGCACCTGCAGGCTTCAATAGAGGTTCTTTAACTTTCGTTAAAAATGTAGAAACACGATTAACACCTGAAGATCGCGACACATTATACGATTCTCGTATAAATCCAATTGCTGTATTCCCAACAGGCGGATTTGTTGTTTATGGACAAAAAACATTACAACAAGCAAAATCTTCTCTTGATAGAATTAATATACGACGTCTTTTGATTGAAGTTAAGCGTGTAGTTGAAGGCGTAGCAAACGGTCTTTTGTTCGAAAGTAATGATTCAGTTACACGATCGAGATTGGTAAATGGTGTTGTTCCTAAATTAGCATTAATTCAGTCACAACAAGGCATCGATTCATTCAAAGTAGTTTGTGATGAATCAAATAACACTGATCTTGATATTGATTCTAATAAGCTTAATGGTAGAATCATTATTGTTCCTACCCGAGTAATAGAATTCATAGCAGTTGATTTTATTGTTACAAATTCTGGTGTGCAATTTATCTAATTAGATAATTAATAAAGAATCTTACGGGAGTTAAAATGGCAGAACCAACCTTTAGCAGCGCAGGCGTAAGTCTTCGCGAAATAGATAATTCAAATCCATCAGGAGTTGCACCTACGGGTATTCCTGCAGGAGTAATTGGTACATCAGTAAGAGGACCTGCATTTGTTCCTACTACGGTTGCTACATTCCAAGATTTTATTTCTATTTTCGGAAACACAGATGGAGAAAAATTTGGTCCAATGGCTGTCCAAGAATGGCTTAACAATGCAAAATCTGCAACATATGTAAGAGTTCTTGGTACAGGAAACGGACAAACAAGAACAACTACAGGACAAAATATTGGCAAAGTTACAAATTCAGGATTCGTAGTTGGCGATCAGCAAGTACAAACAAATGGATTGGTCGGAAGAAATGCATACAATGCAGCCATTGGTTCGGGAGCTCCCGGATCTTTAGGAAGAACATATTTTCTAGCAACTCTTATGTCTGAATCTGCAGGATCTACTATATTTTCACAAGCAGGATTACAGACAGGACCCACCTCAGTTCCAATTTTAAGAGGTGTCTTAATGGCGCCATCTGGTGTTGTAATTGGATTATCAGCAAGTCTTTCAGGAGTTGTTAATAACACGCCTGCAAATGATCTTCTTTCATTTCCAACTTTTGGATCAAATAGATCAGGTAATGCTGGAGGAAATATTGGAAGCGTTGATATTTCAAATGCAAAACAAGAATTTGTAATTCTTTTGAATGGGTTTAAAAATAGTGATTCTTACAATAATGTTTTGACAGCATCATTTGATCCTAGCTCACCTAACTATTTTGCTAGAATTTTGAATACTGATCCTTCAAAATTAGAAAAATCAGGACATTATCTTTATACGCACTATGATATATCTCCGGTTTTGGCAGTAGTTACAGGAACTGGTGTTACTAATCAATCGTTATCATATGATAGCGCTGAGCCAGTTGCACTTCTTCTTACATCTTCTTTATCAAGAAACTTGGGATCTGCAACTGGTGTATCATCAGTTGGAGTTCCAAACTTTGAAAACTTTGAAGATAGATACTCGAATGCATTTTCACCATTTGTTATATCACAAAGATTTGGTGGGCAAAATATTGATTTATTCAAATTTCATTCTCTTTCAGATGGTGAAGTAGGAAGATCAGAATGCAAAATTACAATTTCAAATATTCAAGCTTCTAATAATTTAATTGAAAAATATGGACAATTTGATATTCAAGTTAGAAAATTCACTGATTCTGATATTGATGGATCTCCAGCATTTGAATCATTTAGAGGTGTTAGTTTAAATCCTTCATCTGATAGATACATTGCAAAAGTAATTGGTGATTCACATGCATATTACGACTTTGATCAACCAACAGGAAAACAAAGATTAGTTATTGAGGGTGATTATTCAAATAACTCAAGATATGTCAGAGTTGAACTTTCTAATGAGCTAAAAGAAGGATATGTCGATCCTTCAGCATTGCCAGTAGGATTTAGAGGTTTGTATCACTTAGTAACAGCAGGAACTTCTGTGACAAGCGCAGGTTCTATTTTAACAGGATCGTTAGTAAGTCAAGATGCTTCAAAGCCTGCAGGACCTTCTGACATTGCAAAAATAACACCTTCTATTATTGCATCGGTAAATCAACCTCCCGTTCCGTTTAGACTTAATCTTGCTCAAGGAGCATCTCCAAATCAGCAAGTTAACAAAAACTTAACATGGGGAGTTCAATTTGAGCTTAATGATAGCATTACAGAAACAAACAAAAACAATGTTATCGATGCTTCTGTTGTTTCATTTTGTAAATACTTTCCAAAATTTCATACTTCATATCAAAATGCATGGGTAGGAGATAATGAAGGCACAGCAGACGTGGGTGGATCAGTTCTTGATGCAGATAGATTTAACAAAAATTTATTTACACTTGAAAGAGTTGAAATTATTACGTCAAGCATTGATAGACCTGATGTAAGTCAATGGGCAATAGCATCATATAAGAGAAATGGTGTTCTTTCTGGAAGTGCATTAGATCTTAATGGATCATGGAGACCTACAAGATTTTTAGATCCTACAAGAGATTTTTCAGACCAATCATCAATCGGTTTTTACAAATTCACTTTGCCAATGCAAGGTGGCTTTGATGGTGTCAACATATTCAATTCAGAAAAATCTGATTTTACAAATACAGCTGTAGTTAGAGAAATGATTGATGTCACAAATCAATTTGGAAAATCAGGACCAACAACTGCTTCTTATAGAAAAGCAATTGATGTTTTGAAGAATAAATCTGATGCAGACATTCAAATTTTATCAATTCCAGGTCTTAGAGATCCAGGAGTAACTGATTATGCAATAGAAGCAGTAGAAAAAAGATTTGATGCTCTTTATATCATGGATCCTGAAGAAAAGGATGTAAATTCTTTGATTATCACAGGAACAGCGAACGTAAATGTAACAAATACAGTTACAAACTTCCAATCAAGAGGTTTGGATTCATCATTTGCTGCAGCATATTTTCCAGATGTTGTTATCACAGATACTGCGACAAAGACAAATGTAAAATGCCCACCATCAGTTGCAGTTTTAGGAGCATTTGCGCTTAATGATGCAATCGGATATCCTTGGTTTGCAGCTGCAGGATTTACAAGAGGTGCTTTGAGCACAGTTGTTGAAACACAGGTAAAATTACAACAAGCAAATATTGATGCTCTTTATGGCGTTGACATTAATCCAATTGTGAAATTCCAAGGCAGCCCTTCACCTGTAGTATTTGGACAAAAAACACTTGCTGCAGCACAAAGTGCTCTTGATAGAATTAACGTTAGAAGATTGTTGATTGATATCAGAAGAAAAGTTAGAAATATTGCTAATACGTTTATTTTTGAACCTAATAGGGAATCAACTTTAGCAGCATTTAGTGCTGCAGTAACTCCAGAGCTTTCAAAAATTCAGCAACAACAAGGACTTAATAGATTCGCAGTGAAAATTGATACATCAACAACTACACAAGCAGATGTTGAAAACAATACAATTAGAGGTAAAATTTTCTTGCAACCTACAAAATCAGTTGAATTTATTTCACTTGATTTCGATATCAAAAATGCAGGATCTTCACTATCATAATAAAATAAAATAAGATATCAAAAGCACGTTTTATGATATTTAAATCATATTAGGAGACAAAATGGCAGAGACACTATCAGTTAGCGAAATGTTACCCAACAAATTTGAGTCTAAAACAAAGTTTAGATGGTTATTTGCCATTGAGGGTATTGATGCATTTTTAATGAAGTCTGCGGCAAGACCAACTTTCACGACAGACCCAATTGAAATTCCATACATCAATTCAACAAGATACGTTGCTGGAAAAACAAAGTTTGGACAAATTTCGGTTGCATTGTATGATCCAATCGCACCATCAGGAGCACAACAAGTGATGGAATGGATTAGAACACATTTTGAATCTGTTTCAGGAAGATCAGGTTATGCTGATTTCTATAAAAGAGATTGCCAAATTAAAATGTTAGATCCCATAGGTACTGTTGTAGAGCTCTGGGATATTAAGGGAGCATTTATTACAGAGTCATCTTTTGGTGAATTATCATATGAAGACGGTGGCGCACTTGCTGAAATTTCATTGACATTACAATTTGACAATTGTGTGCTTCAGTATTAATAATACATTTATTTTAAAAATTTGATCAGAAGTTGGTCCATTGAAAGGTGGACCTTCTTTGTATTCTGGGATATCTAGCTTGACCCCAGAATCACGATTATTTGGATGACTAATATAACCATTGGTCAGTCTGTCAAGACCATCCAGAGTCAATCTAGAAACTCTTGGTCATTTTGAAAAATTTACAAATATGTAAAAGTTCGTATCATTAATAAAAGGAGAATTATAAATGTCAGATCAAAGATCTTCAAATGAAGTATTTACAGCACAACAAGCAGCATCTCAAGGTTTCTCAACAAAAAATATCATGAAAGATGATTTTGGGTTTGAAGTTCCGATTGAATCAGTTCCGCTACCGTCATTGGGTATTGTCTATCCTATGGGCAGCCCATTATACAATGCGCAAACTGTTGATATCAAAGCAATGACAGCAAAAGAAGAAGATATTTTAACGTCAAGAGCACTTATTAAAAAAGGAACTGTAATTTCTCATCTTCTAAAATCATGCGTAACAAATAAATCAATTGATATTGATAGCATGCTTACAGGAGATAGAAATGCTGTGATGACTGCGCTAAGAATTACGGGATATGGTGCAGGTTACACATGCGAAGTTGATTGTCCTTCTTGTGGTGAATCAAATAAACAAGAATTCGATTTGGGACAATTGCCAATTAAAAATTTGGCAATTTCTCCAATTTCTGAAGGAGAAAATGTTTTTGAATTTGTGCTTCCTGTTACAAAGAAAAGAGTATTTTTTAAATTCTTAACTGGTCATGACGAAGTTGAAATGTCGCAAGAAGCAGAACGCAGAAAGAAAAAACTAGGTATGGATTCAGATAATTTTATTACGACAAGACTTCAATACGCAATTGTAACTATTGAAGATATAAAAGATCGTAATAAAATTTCGCAGTGTATTCGTAACATGCCAGCTGGTGATTCTAGAGCTCTTAGAAAGTTCATGGATGATAACGAGCCAGGTGTTGAAATGAAATCTTGGATGACTTGTTCTTCTTGCAACGAAGAAAGTGAGGTGCGCCTTCCTATGGGTGCATCCTTTTTTTGGCCTGACGCCTAATGATAAAGTCATTTTTCTTGAATACATATTTACGCTGATGTATTATATGGGTTTTTCATATTCAGAAGTTATGAATTTACCAATTTGGCAAAGACAGTGGTTTGTTGAAAGAATGTCAGAAGAATTTAAAAAGACTGGTCAGTCTAAAGCACCACATGAAAACACAGATGATATGAGAGCACTTCAAGGAAATAGAACTAATGTTCCCTCAAGACTCAGAAGATTTACTTAGAAGTTGTAAGTAAGTTTTATTGAAAAATACTTATCATCAAGGTGAACTATGTCTAATATTGATGATCTTGGTGAGCAACTAAAAATACAGACAAAAATAAATGACATGCTCAGAGAAAGAGTCAAACTCGAAGGGCAATTATCTGGTGCTGTGTCAAATCAGTCAAAAATGTATTCAGATCTTAATGCGTCAATCAGCGAAACTAAATTTGAGTCATCATCTGCAGAAGATTTTAATGATATTTTAAAAGACACAGAAAAAACAACTAAAAGTGCAACTCAGTCAATTAGAGAAGCATCAGATGGAACAAAAGAATATTCAGAAGCAACTATGAAGACGTCAAAAGACGGAAAAAGTTTCATAGATTGGTTGAAAGAAAAGAGCTTAAATCTTACTGCATTATCACGCCAATTTGGAAATGTTATTGGATCTGTGTACGATTTTGCAAAAAGTCTTTATGCATTAGCGTCAGGCGCAGCAATTCTTGATGAATTAATTTCAAGAGCAACAAGCATACTCCCCAACACTGCGTTTGCAGAAGCAAGAGAAGAAGTAAGAGAATTCGCTGGTGATCTTAAAACGGGTCCTGGCAAAGCAATTCTTGATGGATTTAAAGATATTGCAAAACAGTCATCAAATATGGCACACGTAGGTTTGTCACTTTCAAAAGTGTATGGACGAGGTCAAGAAGGTAGAGCTGCAGCATTAAAAGACGTTATGGATATTGCAAAAAATTTAGGACCATCACTTTCAAATTTATCAAAAACTCTTAGTGAAAATGCTACAGAATTTTTGATGCTTGCAAAAGGAACGGGTGTAACAAACGAACAACTTGGCGAAACTATTAAAATTGCTGAATCTCTTGGAAAAGATCCCGTAAAATACGCAAGAGAATTTGGTGAAGTATCTGCTAAATCATTAAAAGCATTTGGTGTATCTGCAAAAATTATGGGAAGAGGAATGGCAGAATTGCAAACATCTCTTCCGCATCTTAGAAGGGATGGACCAAAGGCTTTTGCCCCAATAGTTGCATATGCACAAAAGCTTGGACTAGAATTAAAATCTGTAACAGGAATGCTTGATACTTTTTCGGGAGTAGAAAAAGGTTTAGAAATTTCTTCAATGTTGGCACAAATGGGTGTTGCATTTGATGGACTTACAGCTGTTGCTGAACAAGATCCCGCAAAAACAATGAATCAAATTTCTGATGCATTTAAAAATGCTGGTAAGCAAATTGATCTAACAGATAGACATCAAAGAAATTTGTTAAAATCAACACTTAACATAGATGATGCAACACTTGATAGAATTGCAGGTCAAAATGGTCTTAACAAAAGCTATCGTGACACACAAAAGCAAGAAGAAGCACTTCAAAAAAGACAAATGACGCAACAAGAAGTAATGGCAGAATTAGGAAAAGGAATCAAAAGAATGATTCAAGTTCTTGATCCAGGAAAAATGAAAGGTTTCTGGGATGCATTTACAAAAGGTTTCAGTGATGGATTCTTTAGAAGCAAAGAAATGATGGGCTTGATGTATCAAATCAAAGCTGCATTATTGGGTGTATATCAAATTGGAATCCAGTTAGGAAAATCATTTGTTAAATTGTTTCCCGGCGTAAAAGAAATGATTGCAGGAATATCAAAATTGTTTGATGTTAAAGCATATAGAGGATTTGCAAACGATATCAAAAATTCATTTGAAGAAGCAATGTCTATATTTGATTCTGATCCTCAAAAAGCTGTAAAAATTTTTATAGATAGAGTTTTGAAAGGATTTGAAAAATTTAGAGCATCAACGGGAAGCTTTTTAGAAAACATTATGCCAGGACTGAAAAAATTTGGTCCTGCGATAGGCAATATTACGGGAGGAATTATAAGATTTTTTGCTGATGGTCTTGTGAAAGGAATAAAATCTCTGTCAGATATAATAAAAAATGGATTTTCTTCGGCTGATGGCGGCGGAATTCTTGGTGATATGGGTCAAGTCATTAGAGACTCATTAATACCAATAGTTGATGCAATAGTTGAATCAGCACCACTAATTTGGGATGCGATGAAAGATTTGTTCACGCAAATGTGGTTAAAGGCAGAACCTCATTTGATAAAGTGGAAAAATAATTTTGTTGATTGGCTTTCTACGACATTTGATTCTATAAAAAACTACATTCAATCAGGAAAAATAGGATCTGATTCATCAGCGTTGTGGACAAGTTTTGTCGGTCTTCTTAGTGCAACTTGGGATAAAGTTTCAGATTGGTTTATGACAACGGGATATCCCGTTGCAGAAAAATGGTTTAATATTGCATTTAGTAAAATGAAATTAATAGTTACAAATTCATTAGGAGAAATAAAAGACTCAATGATAGCGTGGCTATCAGATTTTCAAGGTGTGATGGGCGCACCAGCAAGAATATTAGCAGCAGAAATGGCAGGAATGGGAAAAGTTGGAAAAGCGCAAGCAGCAGCAAATACTGAGGGATATCACGACATTGTAAAAGACGTTTTAAGAAATAATAAACATTGGAGAGATGAGAAAGTATCTGCTTTTTCAGACACACAAAAGATGATAAACGAAAAGGCTGATAGCTTTAAAATTCCAGATGTATCAAAATTTGCAAGTTCAAGTTTTTCAAGCCTGGGAGATAAAATGAGCAAACTGTCTTCTTCGTTATTACCCGATATTAATATATCGAAAATTTTGCCAGAAACAGGAAAAGCTGTTGAAAATTTTGCAACGAGCGTATCAACAGCAGCAGGCGTTCTTACAAAAGATAACGTTGCAATTGCAAAACTTACAGAAGTATCAAAAAATTTCAAAGGAGGACATTTAAATGTTTCTCATAATTTGCCAAATACAAAGATTGATGTGCATGTTTCTCTTGATTCAAAAAAATTAGGATCCGAGCTATTCAAGACAGATCTTGGAACTGCAGATTCACCATTTTATTTTTCAGGAGAAGGTCAAAGACCTCAAGATTTGGCAAGAAAAACCTAATTAGGAAATGCTATGAAGATAAAAGAGATAGAAAACTACTTAGAAAAAGAATCAAAAAACGGAAATGTTCTAGCAATTTATTATGTAGAATTTTTAAAAGATGCAACACAGCCCGTAAAAGAATTTTGGTATGAATATTTGGGAAATCTATTAGATAGATCTAGGAAGACATAATGGCAAATCCACGAGATATAGGACAGATAGAAACAACAATTTCAAGAAATATAATATCTGAATTTGCGTCTTTAGCAAAACCGATTGAAGAATATCTTGAAGATCCGAATTATTCACCATCTGGGGAACCCTCTCAAATTGGCGATAATGATTTTACCAATGCTACAAACGACATCAGCAAAAAGGGAAAAAAGACATTAGGAATTTATTTATCAGATAAAACAAAAAGAAATTCATATCCTGTGGCTGTAGCGTCTCCAAATGTTTTCGTAGACGAAGAATCAGTTTCATCTGATATAGGATCATCCGGATTGGGGGTTCACACATCAGACAAGAAAAAAAATCAATCTACATTTTTCTCACAAAAGCAGCTAGATGATGTTTTTGACAAATCAAGCGACAACAAAAACAAAAACGGACATACATTATTGTCTAGTATTCCATATGATGGTGAAATAAAAAAATATGATAAAGGTTCTGAAATATTGCAATCAATATACGAAAATTTAAAAGAAGGAAACTTATACAACAACAATGATAAAACTTTCGTAAGTGGTCAAGGAAAAAATATTGATGACCTATCAGATGAATTTGATGGAACAAATGGACTGTTTACTGTCCAAAGAAATTTTGGAGAATTTGATAAGAATGAAAAATCTGTTACTGCAAAAGAGCTTGCAGATAAAATAGCAAAAATTTTAACAAGCACATCGAAAAATTTTGCACATAATCAAAGAATAACACTTGAATTATTGACAGATGATCAAAAAAGCAATCTTTCAAAAATTTATCCTTGGAATACTTCAAATGGACTTTCTGCAGCAAATCAAGATTGGTCATCAGAAAACATGTATTCAAAAGACGGTTTTTCTGGAAAGAGTCCGGGTGCACTTGAAATTGTGTCTCAAGGATATCTTGTATTGCTAGCTCACGCAATAGACACAAAAGACAAGATTTCAAGTTTCAAGAAAGATAGATTTGTATCTTTGAATGACAAACAGGCAACGTTAACAACGCTTTTATTGAATGATAATCCTGACACCAGTTTGTTGACATATGGGAAAAGAGAAAGTCGAAGATACATTGATAAAAATGATCCAAATATATCTCAATATTACAAATTTGCAAATCTAGATTATGATTTTGATGTATGTTTCAGCAAAGGAATTTCAGCATTTTTTGGAATATCAGAAAGTGACGAAAAAACAATTGAAGGACAAAAAAATAATTTAACTACAAAAATACCAAATCAAAAAATATTTGCAGAATCAATTTTGACATCTTCATCTCCCGGTTTTTATCTTAGCATTCTTAGAGGATTGACACGATCACTTACGAATGAAGGAGATTTTGAATTAAAAGGAAACGAATCACATTCTATATCAGAATCAAAAATCTATAAATTTGTTTTGACAATGGCAGCATTGGGCGATGTAGTATTAAAATCGAAAATAGGAATGAGAGATGTAACACCCACAGAAAGATTATTAACAAAAGAAGGCGCAAGATATGTGTCACCTTCTGTTCTTGCATTGGGAATAGTTGTTGCAACAAATACAGATAATAAACTTGCAAAAGATATTGGAACTATTGCAGGTGGAGCATTGTTAGGAACATTTAGACAGCACGTGTCAAGATGGTCCCCAGTGGGAACATATGATGCTTCACCTTCTGCAAATCCCCTATCATTACATACATTTTATGCATCTCAGAAAACCCCACCGGGTGTGGGTCTAGCATCAACAACTCCAATAGGAATGAGAGCACTAAAACCTACAAGAGAAAATGTTGAAATCATAGAAAATGCTCTAGACTCAGAATACATGCCATTTTATGTACATGACCTAAGAACACATGAAGTTATTTCAATGCCTGCATTCATTACATCATTTGGAGAATCTTTTACTCCAACATATAATTCAATTGCAGGAATAGGAAGACAAGATCCTGTAAGAATTTATCAAAGCACTGAAAGATCTGTATCAATATCTTTCAAGCTTATTGCATTTAACGAAGAAGATTTCGATCATTTATGGTTAACAATTAACAAATTTGTTGCAATGTGTTATCCTCAATATTCAGCAGGAAGAGCTAGAGAATCATTTGGAAAGAGCTTTATACAACCATTTTCACAAGTTCAAGCTGCATCCCCTATGATAAGGCTAAGATTGGGAGACGTTCTAAAATCAAATTATTCTAAATTTGGTGTTGCAAGATTATTCGGCGTCAATTCGTCAGCAATATCTGCATCAAAAGAAGAAAAAGAAGGAATAGAAGGAAAAGTTAAAGAAATAAACAAAATCGTGTCTGATAAATTGTCTCTTGCAGGAAATGTTGTTTCTGCATTAGCACTAACGGCAGCAAAGGCGGCAGGAAATGCAGTGGCAGTTGCGAATGCAACAACAACATTTGCAGGAGAACGTGCATCACAAGATTTGTATGATGAAGGATCAGATTCACAAAGGGTGACAAATTATATTTCAAATAATCAAGCAAATGACATTAGAACTGGTGTAAGAACATTGTTAGATAAAGGATTAAAATATAATCAGATAGCACAAGTATCATCAGTTACAGATACAAGTATGCCTGACTCAAGTTTCTATGAAGCTAAAAATAATGCCATTGTTAGATCATTTGAATCTTCAAGAGGAAGAGGTGTTGCAGGATTTATAACATCATTAGATTTGAATTATGATGATGTAACATGGGAAACAAAATTTGGAAAGAAAGCACCAAAAATGGTTACAATAAATTTGAGATTTACTCCAATTACAGATCTTCCTCTTGGCTTGGATTACGATGGAAATATGAGAAACCCATCTCATCCTGTTGGAAAATTTGCAGGATCATTTGGAGATGTATATGATAATGTAACAGATCTAGGAACAGGAATCGGAGCAAAAGACTTTAATAATTCAACCCTAGTTAGAAAAATAAAGAGTGGACAAATTGCTGCAGACGTTGCGTTGAGCGTTGCAATTGCTGCAGATGATTTAACAAAATAACATCAACGTAAAGCTATAAATAAGGAACAAAAATGACAATCAGTAGATATTCTTCAGATTCTTTGATACAAGGAGGAAAACTTCTCGGAACAAACAAATCAATTCAAAATATAAGAGAAGCTATTGAAAGAGGAGATATTGCTACAACATCATATGTTATTCAAGAAGGTGATAGACTTGATGCAATAGCAGGAAGATTTTATGGTGATGGAAGACTTTGGTGGATTGTCGCTGCATCGTCAGGAATTGGTTGGTGGCTCCAGGTTCCCCCAGGAACAAGATTGTTAATTCCAACAGATCTGAATCAAATTGAGAGTGTAATTTAATGGCAAATAAAAGAATTCAAGATTCATACAAAGAACTTATCAAGTATTTTAGTGATGCAAATCAAGACGGATTTTCAAAATTAGTAAGCCCAGGAAGCGATGCATTGAAATTTGCAAATACATCAGGATTATCAAATCATGAATTTGTAACTTTGATGTATAATTTTTTGTATGCAGATTCAATAAAACAAGAAAGTTTTTCTGACATGATAAAGTCAATGAATCATTTTGACAAACTTGATCTATTAAAAGAAAGTTTTTGTATTACACCTTATGATGAACCGCCTGAGGTCAATGTGCCATACAACTTTTTATCTTGGGAAACTCCACAAGGATCTCATAATTTTTCTGAAAAAACTTATAAAAAACCATCAGGAAAAACATACAAAATAAAAGATATTGTGAAAAATGCATCAATTGATGAATCCATCAATAAAGTTAATGCAATTCAAGTGTGGTCATCAGATTTGCCACCACATGGAGCAGATGCTGAAATATCAGCATTATTTTTAAATTCTATTAGCAATATTGTAATGTCGCAAGCAGTTCCGTATATTGATATTTTAGTGTCAACATCTGTGGGTGATGCTGTTGGAAGTTTGTCAAATGCAAACTTTTCGTTAGGTAGATTTCTTGGAAAAAATAAAAATGAAAAAGAATTCGATCAAGATGCATCAGCACAATTTTTGGGAAATATTGGAAAAAGCGTTGCATCCAAAGTCATAGGAAAAAATAAATTGCAAGCTGTTGCATCAATGGAAATTTTTACATCACCTCAAACTTTGATAAATTCTGAAAATTCTTCGTATAATGAACTTAATCCTGGTAGAATTGATGCATTTAGACCATTCTTAAATCTTGAATCATTTAATGTGCAAGTTTTGGCAACGGGCTTTGGATCAATAAGTAAAAAAACAGCTGATATGCAACTAACACTCTTCGATAAAGGAAGATTGCAAGACATCGCTCCACTTGTGTCGCCATTAGCATACAATACAGTTCAGCTTGACATAACATATGGATGGTCGCATCCATCAGGAAATAGTACAAATGGAAGAATAAGCGGAGCAAATTCAGACGATAAATTGGGTGAATTTATTGATGCAATGAAAGTCACTGATGTTTTCACAGTTGCTAATAGTGATTACAAATTTGAAAAAGATGGAACTGTAAAGATAAATTTGAAATTAATTTCAACAGGAATGACAAAATTTACATCTGAATCTTTAGATTTATCATCTTCTATTGATAATAAAGATACAACAAATGTAGAAAATATCAATTCTATGTTAAATGCACTAAAAACTAAGCTTTCTGGAAAAACATCAAAAGAATTATTCTTACCTGTATCAATTCTTGATGGATCTTTTGATGGATTTATTTCATTAGAAAAAGAAGATATTGAAAAAATCAGAAAAATAGTGTCAAATTTATCTAAGAGTGGGAAAACATTAAAAAATATGGCCGAAGTAAAAGACACACTTTCAAAACTTGTGGGTGTGGGAAAAGCAAAAAACAAAAAAGGAACTGTAGACGATGGTGAATTAGGAAAATTTCAATCATCCCAGATGAAAACAGTGAAAATTTTCATCGATCATTTGATTGACACGCCCGATCCTTTTTTGCCAACTACAACGCTTGCAGGAGTTTCTGAAAAACAAATAAATGAAAATTTTTATTCATCATTTGGAAAAATTTTGATTGCATCATATAGTTCTTTTTTCCAGAGAACTGGTGAAGTTATGTTTATTTTTGGCTGTTTTAATGAAAATGCAGCTGCAATAAGAGATTTAAACGTTTCACAATTTCCTATCTTAATCAAAGGCACATCAGAAAAATCAATAACTTTGCAAAGTGTTTTAGAAAAGCATTACAAATCTAATAAAAATATCACACCTGACAAATTTCTTCAATTATTGATAGATAATTTTATAAACGTTCAATCAAATGAAGCATACGGATTAAAAGATGCTTTTGATCTAGCGAACCCAGACAAAAAAGCATCTTCTAAAAAAAATAAAAAAGTTTCATTGGAAGATGGCGGGGCAATTCTTAGAGAAGCACTAATAACAACGCAGCTTAAGAAAATTTATTCTGATCTTGGTGTAGACGTTAACGATCCAAAATTGACATTACCAAAAATTTCTATGTCAGTCGATTGTAGAAAGACAGGATCAGGTGACAAAAATATAGTTAAAGTCATAATTCAAGATACAGCAATGGACCCAGGAAAAACTACGGGAGAATTTTTGACAGATATTTTGTCTCAGGGTTTTGTGTTATCACCTCCAAAAGGATCATTGAATAAATTCTCACCACGACATGGTACAAAATTATCAAAATTGATAGAAGTTCTTAACAAAAGAAAAATTATCAAAAAAATGGATGTGTCATCATTTCCAAAAAATTCTTTAGCAGTCAAAGAAATACTTGATCGTCACCAGGATGCATATATTTTAGATGAAAAATTTGCTAGTAATATTACAAAATTAAGAAATGAATTTTACAAAGATTTTCCAACATTAATTGTAGGATCAATGGGTTCGGGAATAATTGATGCCCAATTGTCTTCTCAGCAGAATGATGCTCTGAAAACAATTGCTGTATCGCAAGCAATAAGAAATAATTCAGACGGAAATGATCCAAATATTGAATACGGAATGGTCTTATATCCTACACAATTGACACTTGAAGTTTTTGGATCTCCCGTTTTTAAATTTATGCAAAGATTTTTTGTAGATTTTGGAACAAATACGTCAGCAGATAATTTTTATGTAATTACGGGAATCAATATGAACTTCTCGCCGGGAGAATTTAAATGTACGTTGAACATGATGGTACATGATATTTTTGCAAGAACGATCAATATTAGAAAAGTTGCAGAAGAAGCAATGTTAATTGCAAGCAAAAATGATTAAAGGATTTAAAAATGAACACTAGACAAATCGAGCAAAGAATAATACGAAAAAGAAACATTTTGAAAGAGAATCTTTTAAAAGAAGGCATAACACAAACTATTGCAGTTGATGTTGCACAATTTTTAATATCTGCAGCTGTAGAATACGGAATAGATATTGGCACTGGAGGAATTGGAATTCCAGCGGGATCTGCTGCAGAAACATTTATCGATGCTCTATTTGCAACAAAGCCAGTAGAAGATGCAATTCTTGCAATAAAAGACATAGCACAACAAGAAAAAGAATTTTCAGAAATCTTGAAGAAAATAATGGGATTGTCTTCTTCATTGCAGTCAGGATCTGATAAGTTTTATTCTGACATCAACCAATTGTTATCAAAATTTTTTGATAATGCTGGAAAAGATGTTCAAAAAGAAGCAGAAGTAATATCAGAAAAATTGAAAATATCAATTGAAAAGCTGATTGATAAATTTATTGATGCCGCAGTTAAAGGAATTAAGGTTTTACTTCCAGATGCTATAGCGGGTGCTGCAGTAGGAACTGGTCTAAGAGCAATTCTATCATCGTTGTCATCTGATCCGTATACTGCAGCATCAAAAGCACTAGAACAATCAAAAGATCTCAAAAAATTTATTACTAATCCTGGTGTTGCATCAAAATTTATTGAAAAATTCGGAAAACAATTGATAAGCCTGATGAAAAAAGCATCTATAAAAATAGAAGAAGAAAGCTGGCTAAAATCAGTTGCAGTTGCGCTGGTTGTTCCAATTGCTGCTCCGCAAATTTTAGCATTAAAATCACTCGGGCCATCAGGATTGAAATCACTTGCAAAACAATCAGAAGAAACTTTGCCTAGTCTAATGAAAATATGCGATAAGATAGTACAAATAGTGGTTCCTGGACTTTTTGCCTGTTTGGCTGCATATCAATCAATTCAAAATGAAGATTGGAAAAAAACAGAAAAAACAGAAAAAACAGAAAAAACAGAAAAAACAGAAAAAACAGAATCAGTATTTAGAAAAACAATTCATAAAAAGCGTCTATTGCCGAAAACATCAGTTTGAACAAAAAATTTATGTTGATTATAATAGAATTATGAAATTAAACGTACAAATTGAAAATGAAAAAATAAATTGGGCAAATATTGAGAATCATGAAGGTGAACTTGATTTGACAAATGAAGAGCACAACCCATTCAATCAATTTTTGAAGATCGCATCAGACGAAAATTATCAACTGATACCACAAAAATATAAAAATGTTTCTAATTATTTTGTTTCATCATCGTATGCAGATCCTCTTTTGATGCCAAGAGAAGAATTGAAATCTTCACTATCAAAAGCAGAAGAACAACTCAGGGAAGCAATAAAAGATGAAAAAAATAATGAATATTTGAAAAATTGGGTAAAGATCAATGAATTTTTACAAAATATGAAAAGAGCTAAA